CCGTGGGTAAGACCCACGGTTTCGCAACTGCATCATGATGTAGTTGTCGGACTCAACGTACAAGTTGAGTCTGGCCATCACCCAATCTGGTAATGGCCGCATGTTCCGGATTGAATCCAGAACATCGGGAAGACCTTGGTCTTCCAGAGTGAGGTTATCCCTCACCCACTGGGAAAACAATTCCCCAGATCGTATTTGGGCCGTAGGCCCAAAACGCCAACCCAATTGCATTGGGTTGTGGAGACCTAAGGCCTCCAAGTCTACGAAATAATCGTAGCTGTCCTGGAAAACGAAACCAGGATTCCTCCAGGCTTCCAAGAAGTCTGGGAAATTGACATACGGATCTTCCGTATGCCCAGCCGAATAACTCCGTTCCAAGGAGAAAGTCGGCTCTGGCGGGTCCAAGCCCGCCAGAAGCGCCCTATAATAGGCCGCTTTAGCGAGCTTAAAGAAAGCTCGCTCAGGTGTACAAATGTTGTCCACCTTCAGGGACCGCAGAAGAAGCAGTCCCTCCTCTGTGTTAGGTTTAATCACAGAGTCTGCGGGAAGCAAATCCCGCAGGCCTTCCATTTTTGGAAGGTACAGATGGTGCTTGTGCACCACCTTGTCCGTGCGGTCTGACCGCACGTACCGATGTCCGGTTGTACCGGACATGAGGGAGGCCATTCTGTACATGACCTCTCTAGCGTTACGGGATTTATCCGCAACGACTCTCGCCAGGAATCCTGGTGAGTGGGGCATAGCCCCATCGCCCCCTATTTCAATGGGGACGTACGGACTGATACAGTCCGGCTCCTGTGGCACAAGAATGTGCTGCAGGAGGGACGCGCGAGTAAAATACTTGCGCGCCTTTGGATTGACATTGTCAACCCAACGCGCCTCCTTCCCTAGGAGCGCGAACCTACCCGAATTGCTCATCGAGTAGGCATCTACCTCAGAGATCTGGGGTAGGAGGAGCCTGAACCTTGGATAGTCCAAGTATGATAGCTCCTCACCACGTCTCATTTGTACGTGGTTAGAGGACGACGCCTTTTGAGGCACAAGCGTCCCCTCCTCACAGTAAAATGCGAGGTGACACGAAATGTACGTGTCCTCTTCAGACACTTTGAATATGGTCTGAAGGTTGTCGATCTGAGTCGACAACTGATGAACTGAGGCACTAAGTGCTATTTCATCATCACCCACAAGACTGTAAACTTGTAGGCGGCTCATGCGGCATATTGCATCATGAGCGATGGTGAGGATGACCTTGGTCATCATGTCACCCATCATCCAGCCCCTTCGTCTGGATACCAGCTGGTAG